AGGCCAATTATTGTGATGTTCTAAATATTGTTGACCTACTGATTCATCTTCAACACCATCAGCATTTAACATATCTTTGTTATCAAGTGTTAATACTTGAATAACTTTACTGTTAGCTCCTAGTTTTGCAAAATTTGCCATAATGTTTCTCCTTATATATTAATTTTAATTACCATTCAACTACTGAAATTTATATCTTATTATTACAATTCCTGAACCGCCGGTTGCACCATTAGTACCATTAGAAAAACTAGCACCACCTCCACCACCAGAGTTAGTTCCACCAGCTCCACCATTTCCAGGACCTGAAGCAGCTGAACCTGCATTAATTGCTGATCCACCACCAGCTCCAGCACTATCAGTAGGAACAGATCCACCTCCACCTCCGCCACCAATTCCACCAGCTCCACCAGTGTTAGCGTGAGATCCACCACCACCGCCACCGCCCCAGTAGTAGTTATTACCATCAATATTATTTTGTTTTCCAGCGCCTCCTGCACCAGCGTTTCCACCAGTTCCACCAGCACCATTTCCACCAACTGCTGCGGCACCACCTCCGCCACCACCTCCAGATTGGTGACCTGCTCCTGATCCACCATCGAAACCTTGAACGGGTGATGCGGGTGAAGATTGAGCGGGAGTATTTCCTGACCCTCCTGCTGCTATTGGGGGAGCTTGAGTCCCAGGTCCACTAGCAGATCCACCACCACCGCCTGATCCACCACTAGCACCAGCTACTCCACAACCACCATCATAACCTCCACCGCCACCACCACCGTTTGAAGTGATTGTACTCCAAGTAGAATTAGAACCTGATGTTGCTGTCCCACCTGCACTAGGAGCAGCAGATTGTCCAGCGCCACCCCCACCAACTGTAATTGGATAAGCTTGTGCTGTAACTGTTTCTGTGCCTGCGTTACCATTAGGACTTGGAAAAGATCCTCTAAAACCTCCTGCACCTCCTCCACCAGAGTGTTGAGTGGCTCCGCCACCTCCACCAGCGACTACTAAATAATCTATTTTGTTAGAACCTGCTGCATTACCAGCATTACTTACAGTGAAAGTTCCTGGTCCTGTGAATGTATGAACTTTAAAATTTGTACAAACAGTGGCTGTTGTGTTTCCACCAGAAGCTGCAACAAAAGCTGGAGTTAATCCTGTTTCTGTGTCCTCTGCATTTTGAACATTAATCCAACCTTCAGTTCCATCCACATAAACTAAAGTAATAGCCTGACCATTAACATTTAATATTGCATCATCCGCTACACCACCTATTTTTTCAGAACCATTTGGACTAATTGTTAAATTATTTGTATTAAAAGTTCTTGTATAATCTGAAAGAGCTACAATTGCACCCGCTGATCCAGCAGGTAGGTTTACTGTAAAACCACCAGATGTTGTATTACAAAAATATCCTTCGCCACTTGCTGCTGTAAATGTGCTTGTTTTAATACTAGATGTTTGCCAATCTACTGCACCTGTTCTACCAAAACCTGTCTGTGTTCCATTGTTTGTAATTGTTACACCACTAGGAATTGTGAATGTGTCTCCACTATCCCCTAATGTAGTTGTACCACACGCTGTTCTTGGACTAATTTTATTTACTTTTATTTCACTCATATTACCTATTGAAATTTGTACCTTAATATTACTATTCCTGATCCACCGTTTCCAGCATCAGAACCATTATTACCAGAACCAGCTCCGCCACCACCAGAATTATCTCCACCATTACCACCTGTTTTATTTGAAGATGGACTAGTGTTAGAACCATTTCCTCCAGCATTAATTGCTGATCCTCCACCGGTTCCAGCAGTACCACTACAAGAACCGCCGCCACCACCACCGCCAATTCCACCAGCTCCACCTAAATAATCGTGAGATCCACCACCGCCACCACCACTCCAGTAGTAGTTATTACCATCAATATTGTTTTGTTTTCCAGCACCTCCTGCACCAGCAGTATTTGTTGGAGATGTACCAGCGTTAGCTCCAACTGCTGCAGCACCGCCACCACCGCCGCCTCCATAATTGTGACCAGTTCCAAATCCGCCAGCGTGACCTTGAACGGGGGATGCGGGCGAAGATTGAGGAGGAGTATTTCCTGCTCCTCCTGATCCTTGTTCACTAGTTGTGCCACCTGGAGCCCCAGATGCACCGCCGCCGCCTGATCCACCACTAGCACCAGCAACAAAAGGACCTGAACCATTGTAGCCTCCACCGCCACCACCACCAGCTGAAGTAATTGAATTCCAAGTTGAATTAACACCTGGCGTTGCTGTTGTATTTACGTTAGGGCCAGTAGGAGTTTTTGCTCCTCCACCCCCAACTGTTACTGGATAACCTTGAACTGAAACTGGTGTTGTACCTGCGTTACCATTAGGGCTTGGAAAAGATCCTCTAAAACCTCCTGCACCTCCACCACCAGAGTGTTGAGTAGCTCCGCCACCACCGCCGGCAACTATTAAATAATCTACTTTGTTAGATCCTGCAGAATTTCCTGCAGAAGATACACAAAATGTACCTGGACCTGTAAATGTATGAACTTTAAAATTTGTATCAACGGTTGCAGTTGTGTTTCCTCCTGTTGCTGCTACAAATTGTGCTCCTACTACTGAATCATCTACGTTTTGAACATTAATCCAACCTTTTGTTGAATCTACATATATAAAAGTTGCAGCTTGACCATCATTCGCTAACACTGCATCAGTTGCTATACCACCAATTTTTTCTGAACCATTTGGACTTATTGTAAAATTATATGTTCCAAAATTTCTTGCATAATCAGAAAAAGCTACAATAGCTCCTGCTGATCCAGCAGGTAAATTTGCTGTTAGAGCACTTCCAGAATTTATAAAATATCCTTCACCATTTACTGCGGTAAATGTAGCAGTCTTTGGTGTTGTTACCCAATCTACAGTTCCTGTTCTACCAAAACCTGTTTGCGATGCACCTGATGCAAGAGTAATGGTATCGCCACTTGCACCTAAAGTTATTGTGTTAGAGCTTTCATTAATGATGTTAGCACCGCATTGGTTTTGTATGTTGTTTACTTTAATTGTACTTGTCATAATTATTGATATTTATACCTTATTACAACTATACCTGATCCGCCTGCTCCACCAGTAGCATCTGTTGGTGATCCACCAGCGCCACCTCCTCCTCCAGTGTTAGCTGTTCCTGCACCTCCTGTGCCACCAGGCGAAGTTCCTGATCCACCACCACCTGATCCTCCTGAACCATCTGTACTACTAGAAGAAGCCCCACCTCCTCCTCCAGCTCTAGCAACTGGTGATAATGTTATAGATGATGTTACACCTGCACCTCCATTACCTCCAGCACCTGGAGAAGCATTAGAACCAACTGCTCCAGCACCGCCTCCTCCACCACCAGAATATTGTGGACCTGCAGAACCTTGTCCACCATTATTTCCTTGTGATGGACTTACAGGAGGCTCATTTCCTTTACCACCTAAATGATTAAAAAAACCACCTCCACCTCCAGATCCACCTTGTCCACCATTATATGTGCTTGTTGATGTTGAGCCATCTGAAATTGTAGTTGGTGGTCTAACTTCTCCAGGACTGTTATTCATTCCACCATCGCCACCTCCTACAGATGTTATTGTGCTAAAAATCGAATTTGAACCAAATCCATTTACATAAGCTCCTGGTCCTTTTCCTGTTCCACCTCCGCCGACTGTAATTGGATAACCTGTTACTGAAATAGGTAAAGAAGTTGAACTTGCTAATGGACTAGCTGCATAACTACCAGATGTAGTTGAACAATGAGATTCTCTATAACCTCCTGCTCCACCTCCTGCTCCACCTCCGCCAGGGTTAGTAGAACCACCAGCACCACCTCCTCCAGCTACTACTACATAATCTACTTTTGCTACTGGACCTGCACCCGCTGAAACACAAAAAGTACCTGGTCCTGTGAATGTATGAATTTTAAAATCTCCGCAAGTTGTAACGGTTCCACCTGTTGCTGAAATAAATACATTTTTTTCTGAAGAACCAACATTTTCATTAACAGGTACCCAACCTTGTGTTGCATCAACATAAACTACTGTTAATGTATTTCTATCTCCAGAAATTTCACCATCATTAGCAGCTCCTTCAAAGTTAGAACCATTTCTTGCTAAAAAAATACTATTAGTTCCAGCTGTTCCTGCATAATCTGCTACTGCTACTATATCACCTGATGATGGTGAAGCTGGAAGTGTAACTGTGATTGCACCTGAAGTGGTATCTACGAAATAACCCTCACCATTTGCTGCTGTGAAAGTCGCTGTTTTAATAGATCCAGTTTGCCAATCAACGGTCCCTGTTCTACCAAAACCTGATTGACTAGCACCGGTTCCTAATTGTACTGTATCACCAGATTCACCTAGTGTTAAAGTAGTTCCGCATTGTGGTGCAACTGTATTTACTTCTATTTTACTCATTATACTATTACCAATGTCCCTGTTACTGTTATTGTTGCAGGAATAGTTATTGGTCCTGCTAGTACAGCGCTTTCTATAGTTTGTGTACCATCAATCGTTGCCGCTTGATTGGGTATAAATTCATTCGGTCCTGTTTGGCCTCCAATATATTGGATACCATTTATTATTGCAGTCATAATTCCTCCTACGAACTAATTGTATCGATGTACGAAAGAACCACGTCTAAACTACTTGCTGTATCAGAGACGGCTTCTAACGTATCACCACTAGCTAAAACAATTTTTGCTCCACCTTGAATTAATTCAATTGCAGAGTTTGGTGGAATAACTACTCCTTTTGCTAAAAAGTAATCAGCTCCGCCTTTTGCAATCTTAACATCAATTGCAATAGTTGATGTTAAAATATTACAACATCTAATACCAATAACTGCATCATAGTTTCCACCCGCTAACAGTGTAGTATCTGATGTTCCAATTGTTCTAACTAATACGTTTCTAAAATCTTGTGCCATATTTATTTCCTATAATGCAACCGCCATTGCTAATGCAAAACCATTGCTTGCTGCTCCTACCGGATTACCTGTAGCATCTAAATAAACAGATTTACTTGCAGGTAAAGTACAGAACACATCTTTTGTACCTGAACTAAAATCTACAGCTGAGTCTGAATTAGAACTGGAGATAACTTGAGTTCTAGCTAAGTTAGCACTTGATCCATCTAATGTACCACGTCCTACCTCAAACTCACTAGTACCTTGATTAAAGATACAATAATAAGTTTCATTGTTGTTTCCTATTCCTGCTGCAAAAGTTTCAAAACCAGTTGCCGCTGAACCAAGTGCGAACGCACCTGTGCCAGTAGTTGTGCTTGTTACTTTTACTCTGTCATTTATTACTAAAGCCATTTATTCTCCTATGCCATACTTATAATTGCATTGGCTGGTGTTGCTGGATCTGGGAAGGTAATTTTAAACGTGCCATTAGTTGCAGTTTTATTTCCTCCAAAATCTAAAACAACGCAAAGTTTATCACTGTTAGTACTATTATAAATAGCTGCAAAGGCTGCTGTAAAAGTTGCTGATGACCAAGTTGCATCTGCAAAGTCTACTGAAGCAACTGCTGTCGAAGCAGCAACAGCTTGTGAACCTAAAGTTTCTCCACCTGTTGTGTAGTTACTTCCTCCAGAAGAACTAACTTCGCTAGTTCCTACTTTAACCGTGCTTGATGTTGTATACGGATTTGCTGTGTACAACGCTATTTTAAATGTGTTACCACCAGAAGAAAAATTATGCGT